GCCCACAGGCGACTTACTGAGCAAACGACAGACAGCATCACTCGAAAGGGAATCCGTACCACTGAGAAGACTGGACGGGATCAGAGCGCTGGTAACCAACCCGCGCCTCCCGCACCCTAGCCTCCAGCTCCAGTTGTTCCTGGGGACAAACACCAAATGCCCTATGGAACGACTGTCGGGATTCCCAATCGGGCTCTGCGGCCCTGAGCCCCAACCGTGAGAGGTCCACACCCTTCATCTCAAACTCACCCAGGTGCTCGAGCCTGGGTGCAGAGGTGAGCGCGGTCTGGTCTCGCAGGTGATTGGCATAGGCCCACAGAACCGGCACACCATCGGACAACACAGACTCACACAGGGAAACCCCGTGGAGAAATTCGCGAGCGAACTTGGGTTCGTGAAGATGCTGGTGACTAGACGCTCTGCAGCTGAGAACGCGCGTATAGTCACAAACCATCTTCCAACCCCGTGCTGTCCTGATGGGGGCCGAGCGCCCAAACCTAACCTCCTCGACACACGTGACAGGACGCTCCAAGACCATTTCATGGCCTGAAATCCTAAGGGCAGTGGCTGCGAAGTTTGCGTGCACGATCGACGCACGGGTGGGCTCCACGAACAGCAAGGCGTTGTCTCCGTCGACCAACACATCCCAGCGAACCCCGCTGAAACTGGACATGGTTCCGAAAACAACGGCCAACATGACGATGGAGTTACCCATCCCAGTGTTGACGTCACCACTCGCTCTCCCGCCATCTCTCCCAAACTTCACACCACACTGTGTGACATCCTTGTTTGACAACTGTTTGCTTAAGAGCTTCAACAACTCCCTGTCACCAGGGAAGGCGGCTCCATAAACAGCGTGTTCTTGCACCAGCTGCCAAACATCAACATGTGCTTCGAAGGCGGCACCATCCACCTCAAAGACCACCGCCTCTCCCACCTCGCGCATCTTGCGTCGAATGAGATTGGCCCTCTCAACTTGGTTGAGACCCTTCGCCACCACCCTCGAGTTTCCGACACCAGAGAACGCCCTTGACTTAAGATTACTCCAAAGCCAGTGCTCAAAGGGCTTCAGCCGAGAGGCGAGTGCTAGATTATACCTGGGAGATCTGGGAAAAATCATCCTTGGCTTCGCGAGTTTCCAGCCCTCAACCTTCTCCGCCTTCACAAACGCCTTAAGAAGATAATCCTTCGCAGTTAACGGACCATCTTCCATCATCGACCTATGTGCCTCAAGGTACCTCCTGCGCATTGACCCCTTATAAGCTTGCGCAGTCTCGAGTAGTCCCCAGCTTGGCGCGCCAAACCTTGAAGCAGCCCTGCGAATGATTCTAAAACCATCTAGCACAGGTCCGCGAGCTTCAAGGGCCGCGTAGGGAGTGGGACCAAGAGATCGCTTCAAAAGGGCGGCGACCTCATTGTGATGGCAGACTGAATGGACGGCGGGCACCCAAGTGCCAGGCAAAGCCGTTATCAGTGCCGTTTGCATGATCCTCCTGGAACTAGTACAAGGCACGTCACCTACGATGTTCAGGAAGGCATCGTCACGGATAGGTAGTTTGGAAACTCCGCAACAATGCCCCCCGCAGACGAGGGCCTTGTCCTAATTACCAGGGGTGAAGAGGGAGGAGTCCACAACAGCGCGCGCCGCCAGCTCCGCACCCGAAGGTACAAAGCCCAGGGCCACGCTGCCATGGAAGCCAGCACAAGCATCAGGCCAGGACAGACCAGAGTCGCGACACCAGGAGACGGCGCGATGCTTGAGTGACTCCAATGTGGCAGGGACACGTGCCCGAAAGCCCGCGTACACCTGCAACATCGCCACCAGCTCAGGGAAGACGGTCAGATCAGAACCGTCATTCATCCTCAAATGCAGATAAATCTGCTCCTGAGCATCCTCTTTCACACTGGGACAGGTACCACCACCAAGTACCCTTACCCCTGAAGGACTGAAGCTCGCCGCGAAGTCGACAACTGGGTCCGATTCGCGAGAGGGGAGGTCTGGTGTCCACCGCCCTCTCACAAACCGGGAAACCAGCCCGGTTCCACCGCCAAGTCTGTCTTGCAATCGACAGACCCACTTCATCCTACGTCGGAGTCTGAAGGTCGAAACCTCCGTGATGCTAGAAGTCACCACACCGCGAATCGTTTCCGGATGCCCCATGTCCGGAAACTCCACTTGATCATCCCTACCACCTTCGCGTAGGCGGACCAGGAAAGGCAATAGCGCGGGCCCCATAGTAATACCAAACAGAGCAACCAGTTTGGGCATACTACGGAACAAGACACGAACGAAAGCAAAGAAACCCCTAAGGGAAACACCGAATCGCCGCGCCACGCGCGCACATTGAACTACGACCGACGCTTTGCCTAACG